ACTTCTTAGTTAGATAGTTGTATAGCATTTCTATCTTGATAGGCTTTTGCTTATTCATTGATTCGAGAACCTTGATTTGAAAGTGCTTAATAAACTTTTCAGAGTACTTATGTCTCCATCGTTCTACGAATGAATAACTAAGTGTCTCATTTATCAAGTCCAGAAAATCAATTATGTCTATATCTAAGGTGCTATTGTTCATATTAATCAATGTTAATTTATATATAATAAGGACCGATGGTAAGATATTCAAAACAAATCAATAATTTTTTTCTACAGACAGCGATAGACCCCAATGAGGACGTTAATATGGTCCCCAAGTCGCACTCTTGCGCTACAGCAGGGGATTTTATATTTTTTAGATATAAACTTGGAGTAGGTGTGGGATCTAGGGAAGAAAGACTCTTCCTGCTTTTGGAGCCGATTACCAAAGATGCTAAGACTGGTAATGAGCTTCTTACAGGCATAAAGGTCCCTTTGCCAGGAGAATACTCACCAGGATCGTTAGTTGATCTATATAAGAATAAGGAGCTACCTCCTGAGAACTACCGAACGTATATCTTGTCGAAGATTTATGGACCACTTCGAAAGATTAACAAAGGTCAAGCAATTGTAAGATATTTGCGAAGCAGAGGATAACATATGGTACTAGACACAATAGGAGGGGTGGGAATGGGCATGTTCGATGCCCTCAATAGTCTTAGAAAATCTATTGAAGCGGCTGGTGACAAGCTACAGAAAGCCTCTCTAGCTCTAGGTAAAACCTTTGACCAGACAAATGCTGAGATTACACCTGCGATGGAGGGCCTTAGGGGATCCCTAGATCAACGAATAGGAGCAGCCATGGCAGGTCTCCAAGCAGGATTACAAGGGAATATTACTGGGGTAACGAAGCTTATAAACCAACAGCAGCTTACAGGAACCTCCTTTGCAAATACTGCCAACGCAATGGCAACCTTATCACAGACTTTAAATGTTAGTAATGATGATATTAACGAGTTAAGTAATAAATTAATTGAAACCGCTGGAACTTATAGTGTAAGCACAGATAAACTAGTGAATGCGGTAGATGCATTGAAAGACACTTTCCCAACACAGCAGCTTGCAGGGATGGGAACACAGGTTACAGAAGCCATGGCTAGTTTAACCGCTAGAATGCCAGCAATGGCAGGAGAAGTAACCTCTGTAATGAAAATGATCCTTGATCCCAGCCTCAAAACAGAGGCCAATCTCGCTCGTTTGGGTATCGCAGGAGTAAGGGAGCGTTTAGCAGCAGCAAAAGATGCAAAATCGGCTGAGGAAATCCTTGTAGGTGCGATCAGGACTGCTGGAGGGAACATTACAAACTTTGTTTCGGGGGATTTCTTTGCTTCTATTGGAATCGCAACCAGCGTATTTGGTGAAAATGCCGCAGCAATGGCTGCAATCAATAATCAGCTTGAAAAGCGCATTAAAAATGAAGAAGCAACGATGGACTTTGCAGATACCATTGAAACTATTCGTGCTAGTATGCTTGTTCCTCTTCAAAGAGTGCTTCAGACTGATTTCTACCCTGCTATTAAAAAGATCAGTGAAGTATTAAGCGGTATTGGAGAAAGGTTTGCCGATGCTTTAGCTAAATGGATCAAGAAGCTTGATTTTAGTGAGAAATCTGTTATTGGGTTTGCTGATATGCTAGTAAATACATCTATAAGCTTTACTAATGGACTAGAAGCTGTTATTAATTGGTTTATAGACCTCACTAATACTACTTTACCAAAAATTCAGGCTGGTTTGATGAATTTTATTGTTAAACTAAACCGACTTTGGGTTGTCGGAGGCTTTATGGATGAAAAAGAATTTTTATCTCCAGCAGAAAGAAAACTATATGACAACCCCATGATCGGCATGGGCATGATGGCGAAGTCGAAGTATAACCAGGACTTGATTGATTCCGCAGTTGCCCGAGCAACAACGGTTCAATTAGGTACGACTGAACACGTTAGTTTGCAGCATCTAGTAGATCCATTAAAAGATTTACTATCCACTGCGGAGAAAGATCAGGATATTCAAGCAGACATACGCGATAATGTTAAAGAGATGAACGAAAAAACACTCGATCCTTTTGGGGACACCGCTGATGCTTACCTCACAACCACGGCAATGCATATGCAAGCCTTAATGGGATCTATTCTAGGAACCACTCCACAGGATCAGCTAGAAGAGACTAACAATATCTTGACTGCTATGTTAGCTCAACAAGGAAGAGGAGGACTTGGTTCTGTGGAACCAAATTTTGGTTTCTAATGTGTATTAAAATTGTGAGGAAAACTTATTATGGGAAGTAGACATATCATAGATAGAGCATTACCTGAAAGATCGAAACTTCAATTCTTCTTTCCAAACCCTGCTGAAGGTGAAGACTATTTTGTAGTTGCTCTCCCCTTCTTTGAAAATCCTAGGATTACTGAGAGAAAGAAAGCAAGATACCAGTCGTACCAAACCATTTCGCGTTCTAGTAATATGTACAGCTATCTTGGAGCCGACTCCAGACAAATCTCTGTGGAGTTTAACATGACTCTGGATCATATTCTAGATAGCGGGAATATTTACATTGAAAGATATGTTCCCATACTGAGAGGACAGTTCAGCCAAGATAGTGAACGAGCTAGATTTGACTATAGTGAGACACAAAATACATCAGAGAGCCCTGCTGCTCGGTTGGCAAGTCAGTACAAAGTTCTAAGTAATGTGCGAAGCTCTGCCGAACAGGTCCTTAACAGCGAGTTTATGCAGAGAGGGCTTAATTCATATGATTCAGTGGGTGCTACAATTGGAAGAGAATATGGGATAGGGACAGGAATGCTTGGCGATTACCAGCGACACCACGCTATAGTTAATAAATCAGATCAAGTAGCAACTTCTATCACATCTCCCCCTCCTGCGGATTTTGAAACTACGGATAAATTAAAAGCTATTGATGTTATTATTTATTGGGTTAACATTATTAGGTCTAGCGTAATCAACAATTCCCAAAACCCGCTATACGGTCCTCCTATAATAAGGTTGACGCATGGAATTTTGTATGAAGATGTTCCTTGTATTTGTAGAGACTATTCGTTGTCTTATAATGATGCCGCAGGTTTCGACGTAAAGACCTTATTACCCAGACAGATTAAGATAACCATGAAGTTAGAAGAAAACAGAACAGGAAACTTTGGAGTATTTGATGGCATGGCAGAGAACTCCAGACTTCGTGATAATTTAGCTGGATGGGAAGCCGTTATAACGAAGCCAACAAGAAGCGGCGATCCTGGATCGGGGGGTAGAATAGCGTAATGACCTCGTATACCAAAAGCGGCCCTTATACGTTAGGCGTGAATGAAGTCCCCCATAGGAAAGTAGTTACCACTACTATTCTCAACACCCCTCAGTTTGATTCTCTGTCAAAGAATCTAAAAGATGCCTATGTTTACGAAGTGGGGTATGTACCTGCGGGATATGAGCATCGACCCGATTTGATTTCTAATGTTTTTTACGGTAGCCCTAAAAATTGGTGGTTGTTAATGTACGTTAATGGAATTAATGACCCTTTTGAGGGCTTTAAAACCAATGATAGGATTTTAATTCCTCAACTGTAATGAATATCCCTACGGCAAATGTGATTGTTAGCTTTTCTGCTGATTCAATAAGATCTTTATTTGAATCGGGAGGCAGCACTAAGAGTCTTATAAAAAAACTAGAGGAAAGTGGCGATCTTTTGTTGTTTAACAAAGAGAGCAATCCTAATTTTATTTCCTTTGAGTATAGTTTTGGACTTGGGGGAGGACAGCATACAGCGACACTAAAGTTTTTAGACCCAGAAAATGAGTTTGAGGGTAGATTTTTTACTAAAGGATTTGCAGAAAACATAGCAGGGTTTAAGCCTGCGCCAGATACGGGATTATTCTCTCCAATTACAACACCATCCAGTAAGGAAGCAAAAATATCACGGGAACAGGGGGTTAGAGATGAATTCCTGAAGAGATATATAGCTGAGTATGGTAACAAGCATTTATATCTTGCATATGGAAGCGGATTTAACACGGATGCCTGGGCAGGACCGTATAAGATGTTTCTCCAAGGCGCATCTATAGAAGGATCAAAAGGGAAAGTTATCACCCTTAAACTCACTCCAACACCACAAGGTCTGCTTCCAAGAGATAACAGAACAGCAACAGGGAATGATGTAAACTTACATCTGAATGGGCTATACACCATGACCACTGGAGAGAGTGATCAGTTAAATCTTGGAGTGGATCCGCGCCCTGTAAAAAGGTCATCAGTAGGGGGTGGATTTGACGAAATATATCATGTTGTTCCTTACTTAGAAGACACGCAGAAAATGCAAAAGGAGATTACGGAATCTTATAACAAATCATCATCTAATAATGCTACAGCCCAAAAGGAGTTCTTTAAGACTTCCCAGGTAGACGCAGCCCTGGGAGGCATTAACTATCATGATATGATTGTAGACTGCCTAAAAGACTATATTAGTAAAGCTACGGGGAATAAAAATGTAATTGTTTTATTACCCAATTTAAATCTACTGCTCCTTGATTTCATTGAGCAACAAAATAAGAAAACGCCCTCGACCTTCGCGATGACAGGGGCTAGTTTCGAGGCTGTCAGATCTTTTGAGTTTATTCACGCTGTAAGAACCGTCCTAGAAGGCTTGGGGCTTTCCGTTAAGGCGAAGTATTTGCCCCTCGATCCTTCGGTACCCTCCCCCCTCAGTGTCCCCAGCATTCCCTTCGATAAGGGTGTTAGGCTCGCAGAGATTCGCAAACCTGCTGATGCATTTGATGTCTTCTTGAAAGAGCATACTTTCTCTGTTGGACTAAGCACAAGATCCCCTAAGCTTCTTCCTGATCACCGAGAAACGCTTAAGGCTGTTATTGATAAATTATCAGCAGCAATGATGGGCAGATATCCCCTGAATATTGTTACTTTTACCGAGAACAACGACAAGTGGTTGAGACTTTGGGGAGATATCCCTTTACATGCAAAGCATAGAACTTTTGCTGGGAATACTCACCAAAGATTTCAGAAGAATGGAGAAGCTATCATTTTTGGTGATCTCGGTATTATTAAAAGCTATTTATATGCCACTAAAGATTTAGTGGAAGCTCCAGAGAATCCTTTAGATATTCCAGAAATCAGAAACGCTGATGATCTATTTACTAACCTAGAGAGGCAAATAAATATACAGGAAGGATATCTGGATCGTCAGTTCGACATTTCTTCCCTCACAGTCGATCCAGAGGCAGTAGCACTTAGCGAGGAGCTAAGATTATTAAAGACTCAGAGAGAGGAAGCTCGCTTCTCCCGTGTGAATGCTTTTGTTTCCTTCGCAGGAACAAATGTTTTGGGTCCTATGGATCGCTCTATCTTAAATAAAGCGTATCAGGAAACAGCCAGGGCAGAAATACTGTCTAAAATTTCCTCTCTTACAAAAACTCCTTTTGGAAATTTATATGAATCTCCAGACGAGTTTGGTCTAGATAAAAGTAGGTTAGAAAAAGATAAACAAGAACTAACATTAGACGCATTACAAACTGAAGCAGCTAATAATAACTTTCCTATCTTTAAGTATAACACTTCAAATCCTAATGTACTTGAATTGAAATCAGATACATCTTTAGTTTATTACCAAGCCTTACGACTAGGTGTAGAGAGATCCGTAGCTAGACGAGCAGCAGGAGTGGTAAAAGGTCAATTAACCTCAGCACATGCCTCCCTGCCCGTCTTAACGGTTGAAGAAGCAATCTCATACTTATTTGCTAATGATTTCGCTAATGGTCTGGATGATAAATTTAGAATGATTAAAGAATTAGAAAAACGAGTGTCTCAGAGCTTATTTGAAGATTATAATCTTAAAGCGGAAAAAGTTGCGGTTGCGCTATCCACTCCCATGAAACGTGTTCGCGCTAAACCAGCATATAGTCTAGATCTTATAGCATCCCAAATTGCAGTCATAGCAGCCCAAATGCAGTTAGAGGGTAATGCTCCAGTGATACAGATTGATCAAGAAAAACCAGGAGATGCAGTATCCTATATGTCAACACTATTAACCCAAGTACAAAGAAGAGCATTTAATGTTACTTTAAAAACTGTTCCTTTATTCCATCTTTCTACTGTGGGTCAGGGAATGCTAAGTAATTGCCTATTATTTGCTCAAGATCCTCCAGTGGTTAAAACTGGTACGAGACCAAACCAAAACTTTTTTAACAGTTTCTTAAGTGGAATGTATCAAATCATAGGATTTAAACATAAGATTTCATCTAGTGGAGAAGCCTCTAGTGAGTTCTCCTTGATCGGGGGACCTGTATCAACTACGGAGAATAGTGATGGAGTCGTTTAACCCAGAGTTTTTTGCTCAAGTATCGCTCGCTGAAGTGCAGAGTGCCGTAGACCCTACTAACTTAGGCATGTTTCAAGCAACAATTGCCGCTGAATCAAATCAGATTAGATCTGTCATATATGTAACTCCTTATGCGTCGAATGAAGCAGGAGCGTTTATAGCAATCCCCGAAGTAGGAGTACAAGTTCTAGTATGTAAACCCACAGGATCAGACTCTTGGTATTATCTAGGAGCAACCTTCCTCCCTCCTCCGAAAGAATCCACAGGATCTCTAATAGTGGAGAATGCTGAAAATACGCCCCTCCAGGTTGCGTCCCCAAAACTAAAAAGTGCTAAGGGAGTTCCAATGAGGATGCAGTGGACTGGAACTCAGGGAGGAGGCATGCATATTATAGAAGAGAAAAATGCCTCCATGATGAATGAAAAAGTAGAGGTCCAATCTTCTGTGGGGAAATCTATATCTTTAAATGACAATCCTCTGACAGATGCTATTGTTCTTGAGTCTGGAAATGGAACTAGCATTAAGATTACTGATAACCCTCAAAACTTAACAGACCCCAGTAGAGCAGTTTTGGTAGAGACAGAGGGACCACAAAAATACATTAACAATAATGCCTCAACTGATGTGGTGGTTATTGATGGTGGAGAACTGCAACTGCTAAACAATTCTACTGGACTCATGAGCACACCTCTGGACCCAGTAGGGAATGTTAATATCCAAAGTAAGTGGAAAGATGTTAACATCTTTACTAAAGGTTTTGAAGGAAAGATATTCGTAAAGAATATTAATTCTAAAGCAGTAAATCCTATAATCGAAATTTCTACACAAGGAGTAGGAGGTGGGGTAAATATAATAACCACAGGAAAGGCTAAAATCTCTGCTGTAGAGGGAATTGAGATAGATACGCTTGGTCCTATAAATATGAGGGGATCAAGTATAAATATGGAAGCTACAGTAGGTGGTGTTAATATTAAGGCCCTAGGGAACACAGCACTACAAGGGCAAACAATTCAGTTAAATCCTCCTGCTCCGCTCCCACCCGTTTTGCCTGATATTGGGGTCAATTTAGACGCTTACTTAGGATTTGGAATTACTACATATTAAGAGGACATTATGGGATCATTTGATTTAGAAACATTTGCAAAAGTACAAGGGCAGACGGGAACTGGCGTTTTCCAATCCATCGGAATGGCCTATGGTCTTCCTAGCTGTATGCTAAGTTTAGGCCAGTCTGCGATGAATTTGCTACCTGCTAGTGTGTTAGGTCCTATGAGCGGAAAGATCGCAGAAGCCAAGGCTGCTGCTCAGGATAAGATGAAAGAAGTCTTCTCTAAGTTAATGCGGGATACTGGGCTGAAAGCCTTTATCACCGAATCAGGCACTATACAGTTTGGTGGCTTAGGGTGGAATGATATTGATAATTTTGGTCTCCAGGGATTAAGCAACTTAGGAGGAGCATTAGGTGCGCTACAGTACGCTGCCTCTTACGGAGCACAAATATACCAGAACGTCACAGGAGTTATAGATCAGGTTGAGGGCGCTATCGACTGTTTAGACAAATATAAGCAAATAGAGTCCTATCAAGCAGGTAACTCGGCAGACCAAAAAGCAGCATTGTCTCCAGAGGAACAAGAAAACCTTATGAACGAGACTTATTCAGCCGATAAGGCTAAATTACAGAGAACTGTGGATTTTATAAATGCAGCCGATGCTCAGATTAAGACTATTGATGGGATTTTAGCAGCAAGAGAAAATGATCCTTCCTTGGAACCGTGCTTCCTGGACTCTTCTGAGCTTGATACCTTCTTAGACAACACTACATTCACTAGATGCCCTGCTGTGGATCCTGGTTTGGACGATGAGGAAGATGTTTTTCGTCTCACCTACGGCCCTCCTATCTCGGAATCGGGTCATTACGTTCTTACTAGTGATGGTCTTTATTACGATTCCCAGTCTGGGGGGTTAGATCCTGTTTACTTGGCTATTTCAGGGATTGTTCCCGTTGGGGATGCCTGGAAGTATGATTATGATCCGAACTTAGGAGGTAAAGGTCAGGCTATTTCTTTGGAGAGTCTAAACAAGTACACCGATAACATTTTTGATTTAAATTTAGTAGACGATAGCTTATCCCTACAGAGCTACTACGATGCGGACCACTTCCTGGCTACACTTCTCCAACAAAGGGATAAGCATGTTTATGATCTTTCAGGAGATTTGCAACGGTACATCGGGGAGTTTGGCGAAGATTCCTCAGTAACAAAAAATCAACGACAACTCATTATTTCGGATATAGCACTTCATAATAGTAAAATTAATCGAAGAAAGAAGCAGATTGAGGTGTCCGTCAAAGCTCCTCAAATATACGGAGAAACCGATGATCCTGCTTTCCTTCCTGGAGAAGTCCCTATTAATGATTTCTCTTACCTCGAAAGCTATAATTTGGGAGTAGATCTAGAAAAACAGAAAGCCTTGGTTTTTCATCAAGCCGAGGTCGCTGGTATCGTCCTCCCTCTGCAGCCCAAGTTTGTGTCTGCTGCTGCTAGACCTGAATCCATGGATGTAGGGCATTTAAACGTACCGACAATTGGGAAAGGCTCTATCCTTTACTCTCCTTCAGGAACCCTATCAGGAACAGTTCTATCTTTAACCGATCAAATTACAACTCATGGTCTGTTTGCTATTTATAATTTCTTAGAGACAACCTTAGAGCTTCCCTCCTCTATAGACTTTCCGACTACAAACTGCGCTACACATGATATGTACAATAACGGTCAACTGGTTGGACCCTCAAAAACGGAGGTTTTCTTTTCAGGATTAGGTATTCCTTATCTGGAAGGTATTGTAGAGAATAAGTCTACTGATCCAGCAGCAGCGTCAGCGTTAGGTTCTTACTTCAAGCTCCCCGCTACTTCAGAGTTCAATGATCTAACTTATTCGCCAAGTGGATTTACCATGGAATGTTGGGCACATGTACCTAACATTAGAGATGGAGAGGTGGGGTGGCTTAGTTCTACTGCCTCCTCGTTAACTAAAGCACTCATTAGTTGTGAGAACGTAGGGAATCAGACACCCAATACACCGCTAGATTATTTAGGGAATCTCAAGGATTTAGACTATTTAGAAAATCTTCAAGGAGATACATTCGTGAGAGGCATGGTTTGTGGGTTTACAAGAGACAGACGTATTACCCAGCCAGGGCAGGGATACAGTAATTCCAATTACGACAACGATCCTGTGTCATCCTTGAGTTTCTTTATTGCCCCTACTCAAGCGAGAGATAGCTCATCAGCGTCTTTCATCAATAACGTGCATTGCCAAACCTCCACATCTTTTTACAGTATGAAAGTGGATCTTTCCAATCAGGCTATTGGGAATGTTTCATCTCAGTTCGTGTTAATTGATGTTGCGGTGGATCCTCCCAATGATGAAATAAGGTTTTACGCCGATGGAAATTCTATTGCTACTTCTTCGATATCTGAGGTGTTTGGAGTTGATCCAACAAAAACTATTAATCTCCCCTCCTTTAAGAAGAATAACAGTTTTGAGTATTCGTCCACCACTGTTGATGGTCCCACTACTCTAAAATCGGGTCCTCGACTAAATACTTTCTATACTCCATGGATTGTTGGGGGTGGGTATACTGATGGTATGTATCAACACGGTAACTTCCTTGGGGGAGATAGAGGAGGGATTACTAGTGGATTGCGTGGACATATAGGAAGTTTAAAGTTTTACTCTCGGCCCCTAGATAGTAAGGAAGTAACTAGTAATTACAAAGCTCAACAGGGCTTCTTCAAAAAAATTAGGATATAATGGCTTCTAATCAAACAACAAGTGTGTATGGCAGAACAGTTCCTCGGTATATGGAACAGGTCGCTACGTCCCAAAGAAGCCACCTTTATGGTCTTAAGTTTCCTTTAGGGGCTAGAAAAGCTACAGGAGGGTTCTTTTCCAAGAATTCAGGGGTAGATATGATTAAGGATGCCGTCAAACAGCTATTGCTTACTGATAGGGGAGAGAGGGTTATGCTGCCAGGGTACGGAACTAACCTGAGAAGATTTCTTTTTCAGCCCCTTGATGAGCTTACCTTTGAGGCCATACAGCGAGAAATAGTTAGCTCCTTCTATAAGTACATTGTAGGAGCTAATATAACAAAAATTAAAGTTATTCCTTTGGGGGATGTGGGTCCTTCAGGAGGCAATTCGTTAAAGATTGCTTTAGATTTGGAACTAGCAAGCGGAGACTTGGAAGTATTTGAAGTAGAGGTAAATTTATCATGAACTTTTCTGGAACTATAAACTCAGACTTTATGAAGCTGGCTGAGATACCTGAGAACAAGCGGACGAGCCTCATAAACTTCGCCGCTACGGACTTTGTTTCTCTAAGAAATTCTCTAATTGATTACGCTAAAGCAGTATATCCTTTAGAGTATCAGTACTTTGTTGAATCGGATTTGGGAATGATGTTTATTGAGCTTGTAGCTTATATGGGATCTGTTATGTCAATGAAAGCTGACATGTTAGCTAACGAAAACTTTTTTGCTACAGCTACACAGAGAGGAAGCATTATTAAGTTACTTCAATTAATTGGGGTAAGGTTAAGAGGTCCACTATCTGCTGCTGCTGATGCTCAGTTAAACTTCAATAAAACAGTTCCTATGAGCGGAGATACCGTTATTGGTCCCTCTCAAAGAACAATTGAGACTACCTCCCCTGAAGATGGAGGGGCACTCACCTTTACATTATACAAAGTTGTTAATGGTTTAGTAGATATCGCTAATACTAATGGACAGATTACTCTTAATTCTTCGGAAGCCGAGGGAGCTAATTTGGATGTCTACAACAACTTAGTTATTCAAGAGGGTGCTTTAGTAACGGATAGCGGTGAATTTGCCGCTAGTGAGGCGATTAAATCAATTAAGCTCTCCCAAAGCCCAGTTGTGGACGGAAGCGTAGAGGTATTTGTTACAGCACCTACTTCTAATGCGAATGGTGCGTATAAGGAAGTTCCTAATGTATTTTTTGCTTCAGGAACAACGGATAGAATTTTCGAGACCGTATACGATGAAAACTTTGCGGCGACTGTAGTGTTTGGGGATGGTAGTGTAGGTGTCTCCCCTGATGACACAGCTTCGTATTTTATTACTTATCGAGTAGGAGGAGGAACTAGAGGAAACATTATTAAGGAATCCATCAACAATACCATAAATAGCGACAAGGGGCCTGCCGCAATTACCAATACCTCAGTAGCAACGGGAGGATCAAATTCTGAAACTCTTGCTCACGCAAAGAAGTATGCTCCTCTCACTTTTAGAAGACAAGATAGATTAGTAACTTTAGAAGATTACTCTACTTTTGCTAATACTTTTATTAGTGATTTTGGAACTATAGGAAAAGCAACTGCTGCTACTAGAAAAGCTTATGCCTCTGCTAATATTATTGATATCTATATTCTTGAAAACGCCTCTGATTTCCAACTACAAAGAGCTACTACTAACTTCAAGACTCAATTGTTAACAGCAATCGACAAAAAGAAGATGGCAACAGATGATGTAGTTATTGTGGATGGTTTGATTAGAACCTTAGATCTGGTTACTACTATTAGAATTGATCGTGAGGAAAGAAAAAATCAAGAGCAGATTATTAATCAAGTTAGAGGAGAGATTCTTGATTATATGAATGTAGATAATACGGAGTTTGGAGAGACTCTAGTTGTAGCAGACTTAAATAGATCTATTTTTGAAGTTCCTCAAGTAAGGTTTTCCACTATAGATAACTTAGGAAATGATGTTCATGTAGATTTCAATGAGATTATTCAACTAAATAATCTTACCATTAATGTTGAATTACTAGACTGATGCAAGATAATAGGTACTCCCCCAACCCGAGAAAGTACTACAAAAGTAATTATGTAGACGCTGTAGAACTAATCACTCCAAAAGTATACCAACAAGAGGATTTGGCCCTTAGCGGTACAGAGGTTAACCCCCTATCTTTAGTAATCAATTCGAATATCCGTGCAGCAGCCAACATCTCTGATGTTCTCTCTATCTCAGGCGTATCAAATTCCCAAACATCAAGCCTAGGGAATATCTCAGGAATATCCCAATACTTTGTTAAACAGAATAATCTAACAAGAGTTAATCCTTATATATTAGAGCATAAAATTCTATTACCTTTAGGCACTTCTTTTTCTGACTACAATACAAGCGGAGACTTTAATAATTATCTTTCAGGCACATTACTTCCCAACCTCATTCCCGCGCAACAAAAAGCCTCTACTGGAAGTCCTTCGCACAGCATCGGCATTCTGTCAGCGTTAAACGGGAGCACTGATCCCAGCAGCATACACAACTATCTCGTAGATGCTTTGGGGTGGTTCTACTTTTTGAATACTTCCGCAGATGGTGGACTGGATTATTCTCCATCTAGCTACGTTCTTAGTTCTCTTAACACGCTGTACACAGGAAACAGCTTAGAAACTATTGACGGAGTAAAAGGGTTTGTAGAATATATTTGGAGAAACTATCAAACTTGTTCTACCTTTAGATCGTTAGACCTTATTCCAGCTACGTTTGTTTCTGGAATCACGGACGGTAGAACCGAAACGAGTGCAGGCCCTCTTCCCACATACACAAGTGGTACTCAAAAGTTGAGTAAATTACAGACTTTGGTGGACGTTATTTACTCTCCTTTGTTTATTGACAAGCAAGACTATACTGTAAAAGATGCATTCGATAATTACATGGATGCTTCTATCCAATTATCAGATAGAACATCTAAAGGCCCTTTCCGTAAGTTCTCTAATTTATTAGGATTTGAGTTCGCTGATATTTCTAATGAAGTAGACAACCTCGGACTCATTTACGATATAGAAAACTCTAAAGATGAAAATCTACAGTATATCGCCCAATTGATCGGATGGAAGCTCCGAGGAAATTCCGCAGACGCATGGAGACACCAACTTAGACAGTCCGTGGATCTCTATAAAAAATCAGGGACGATGGAATCTATCCAAGCGGCTCTCAATCTACTTGTCACCGATAGCGTCCTTGATGTTTCCGCAGCTACTAGTGAACTTTGGGAATCCTATCTTCCATATATGATTTGGTATGCATTGGGGACCGAATCTCCATTATTTAGAAACTTGAATACTTGGTCTTTTGGTTTAGCCCAGCAGGCAGGATTGACTGCATATAACACTAGTAGTCTAGAGGCTAATATACACATGGTAGTAGATGATATTCTACTTCAATTATATAAAGCATTTCCCCATAATTTCATATTTGGAGGTGAGCGTTTTCCTGTACCTCATCTTATAAATATAGATGAAAGGGGGCAAGTGTCATCAGTGTACACCATAATAGGCGAACCTCGCATGAAGCCTTTCCATGCACATATTATAACGGAGCCAGGGTATCAGACTGCACGGAGAGAGGCATATAGGGGTGGTCACAAAATAGCTTGGGACTCAGCCATCTCTTTGGGGCCTTTAGGATCGGGCGTTTACATGCAGGGGCTAGAACACCCCAACTATGCTTTAGGAGAGGCTCCTTTATTCCTTTCAGCTACGGGAGATTTAGAATTCACTTTTAACTATAGGGATAAAATGAATTATCCTTTACCTCCCTTTGAAGAAGTAAAATATTATAGGGATAGCAATCTATCTGTTCCTCTTCTAGAGCTTTTAGCAGAGCAACTTACCTGTTATCAAGTAAAGAAATCGTTTGTATCAGATTTCCAAAGCTACGTACTTAGTTCAGGGATCAACACCGACACCAATTTAGGATCTCTCAATGAGATGCTAATGTTCTTTAGCAGTGTGCAGGTTCCCCCTAACTTCGACAATGTTATGTTGGACATCTCTAACTATGAAAAGAACCTTCTCGATTTATGGAACGGAAAGTCTTCTCATATATTTGTGGATTTTAGTAGTAGTGATTTTGATTTTTCACAAGATACTCTAGAAGCAGACGGAAAAAATGCACTATACGAAGCCAGTAGAATAACTAGAGAGTTCTCTCCCGCACATACAATACCTAGGGTTAATCTAAATGCGGAGGCTAGTGATTCTTGGGCAGCATCTAGCACGAATTGGACTTACTTAGGTTTTGATGAAGATGGAACAAGAGTGTCTTATGCTTCTGCTTCTATTCTTGGAAACTTTGAGTATAGTGGAGTAAAGATGGGCTCTGTTGCTCCAGGAACTTCCAATGGAAGAGGAGGGCTGAATACTTTCAAACGAGCGGATGTCGATAAAATTACCGACAATTTATTAGATTCCACGACCGCTGCTCCCCTCAACAATGTAGGAAGACGAGCCTTACGCAGGCGTAACCTGCGATACCTTCTCCCGAAGGAGGGCTACTACGACAGGACAGGCTTCAATGGGCCTGTGACCTACGATCCCTCTGTGTTGGAGAACTCTATGCCTTCTTCCATGGGAGAGCTTACGCTAGGCTATGTGCCTTCAGCGGGACAATTCTTCCCTGTCGTTGATGCAGCAACGCCTTCAGGTGTATGGAATATCTGTGAGAACTTAGAGTCTGAGCATGTATTCTCAGGAGTCACCTCTAAAGACACGTTCCCTTTCCGAGGAACCAGCGGTTTGCGCTCGAATTACTTTTCGTCTCCTAGTTCAACTGATCGTTATGTGGATCGAGATCAATTACCTTTAATTTACAATACGATGCATCAATTGTTTGAACAAAAGGCTTTAGATTACGCAGCGCAGGAGACTGATTTTGATTCCTCTAGCTATCTAACAAATGTGGACTGGAAGAATCAACTCCAAAGTCTTGCCAATTCTGCAATTGCCGATGGACTCGTTCTTAATTCCTATGAGGATTATATTAACTTTAACTTTGGTAGAGGGATACAAGAAACTTATTCAGATTACAATAAGTACTTTGGAGGACATCCTCTAAGCAGAACCTCTATCGACGATACAGGAGGTAGCATCTTTGCTCAGGTATTCGGCAAAGGGCTATTTAATTGTGATTTTGACATTGCAGGTTCAGCCGTAGGAAATATGGTTTCCCACACCGTGAATAGTGTGAGTGCGATTAACTCCGCAAATATTTGGAATACTACGGCTGCAGGAACCTACATCGCCCAAGGGACTGGGAGAGGAGTAGTTCCATTATCAGGAACTTTCATAGAAGGCAATCCAAACAATGCAGAATATAGAAACCCATACATATTAAGTGGTATTGAGTTCACAGACATATCAGGAGCCCCACCAAGTAATCAGTTTACTATATTTAAATTGGATTCCTCCAATGCTGTAAGGGGAGGAGAGAATCCTCTAATTAATAATTCCGTCATTAAATGTAAATCATTAGGAGGCTTACCCAGACTTCGTTTTGATTTGTCTTCTTATGGTGACAGACCTAACCGCTTTATAAAAGACCACAAGTTTAATCTTAAAGTTAAAGCTTTAGTTGGAGAGGAAAACAGTAGCCTGTTGGGAGGAGGAAGGTTGGCAGCATGGATTCACACACAGCCTAACCCTAGGCCGAACCCGAATCTGTTATCGTATACCGAAAACTCAGAAATGTACTTGGGAGCCGATTGGCAAAGAGATTCCGACATCGGAACCGTATCTTCTGTGGCAATCACTAATCCCTTTGGAGGCCCATCCTCTCTCATTATGAGTGCGGGTCCTGGAGCAGATAACTACAACGGTGTCGCAGCCCTCTCCTCAATGCCCAGGATGCCTACGTTCCATGCTGACAAAACTGTAGCGGTGAGCTTCTTCGTCAAACGACCTGATACAAATTATGTTTCAGGCTTTATGATTGATCTCGTAAACACTGATACTGATTCCGTTTACGATGATCATACTATTCAATTTAAATGGGACGGAACTGTTCCTATACTTAGAACCACTGAGTCTGATGTTGAAAATTATGATATTCAAGATTTCGGAGATGGTTGGTATAGAATTATAATGGAAGTTAGGGGTCTTCATGGGACTGAAGTAAATGGGGAAGCCATGAGAGCGTGGTTCTTCTTGGGGACCACTCAGCATGCTGCTGCCACTACGGAACTATTAGGGCTGTATGTATGGGGCTTCCAGCTAGAGCAATATTATACGGATGGAAATTATCAGCCTTCTCCATACGAAGCTGTTACAGGTTTAGTGCCTGACCCTCTTACTACTAATAATTATATGTGGTGTTGGACTCCCAGGAATAAGTGGGAGTTTATAAAGCAAGACGATCTCTCTATCTCTAAGGTCCTTTCATTATCCCATATACACAATTTCGGTAGCTATGATGCTGCATCTGATGATGAAGACAATCCCTTCTGCTTGAATAATATTATATCAGAGAAAGAGGGGCAAAATAACGATTTAACTCTTCTCAATATACGTGATAGTTATTTTGAAACTTTTGAAGTTGATTTTGATACAAGAAACTTTACAATTAATAATAACTTTGAGTACTTAGATATTATTCCTATACCCGAGGATATCTATAAGATTACCAATCAGGTTAACCAAGATGATACTAATTATGTTATTGAGTTATTCTTTGCTCCCAATAGCGATCCTAATAAGTATATGTTAATTGATTCAGTAGCCTTGCAGGATGTTACTCAAAGAGAGAATGCAGCCATAGGAACAGGACATGGCATTGAAACCAGTGGTATTCCAAACAGAAGATTTGTTAAGGAAGATAAGCTTCATCTTACAAAAACTCAACTTTGGAACACATTAAAGTTCTATAATGGATTGACAGGAAAGGACGCAGGAATATATACGACTAATTTGGCATCAAGAGATGCTACCATTACTTCAGGGATCATGGAAGTAAGTGGTGGAAGTAGATTGAACTACAGAATTGCTCCCGCTTGGACCGTAGACTATGCAAAACAAGATGATTATAACAACACAACAAATGTGGAGCTAGATAACTAAATGAGAGGAGAAGTAGAAATTTGGAGAGGGGACGAGCTAATTCATAAGGAGAGCAATCTTCTTGTGAACGGGGGTGGTGAATCTATTGTAGATATGCTTACGATGTCTCCATCATTGTCAGGAATTCCTAGTGCCTCTGCTCTCTTAGATACTTCTAACTATACTATCCAAGCCATCTCTTTCGGTAAGGATGCATCTGCTTATCAATTTAATGCTCATGCTATTCCTGAGAGAAGGAATCTTTATAGCTATTCCACTTTCTCAAGTACTTCTCAGGATCGTGTTACAGCATCATTCCTTTCCTCCGTTCCAGAAGAAAAAAATCCCCCAGGGTTTGAAGATGTACCCTCCTCTGTAGCTCATGTAGTAATTTATGGTGATATATCTTCGGAAGAGAACCAAACAGTAAGTTATCAACTGCACAAAAACGACGGTGGTCTTGATCTAAGTACAGGGCAAGATTTATGGCTATGTAGATCCACTTATTTTAAGCTAGGTGTTCCTGAATACCCTGAGTACCGCCCAGTCCATCAATATGATTATCACCGCACCCACTATAAAACGCAAATTGAAGGGGAAGGTAATGTTTACACTTCGGATGGGATTGGATCTGGGTTGGGAAGGGCAAGATCCTCTAGCGATCCTCGGTGGGGTGATGGAGAGTTAAGCTATAGTTCATTAACCTGGGGCTTTACAGGCGATTACCGACAAGAAAATAACACCGTTTATGGTGGGTACTCAATTGACAATTGGGATCAAGGGGGTGGAGTAATACCTGTTGGAGATGGTTGGTATAGACTGTGGACAACTGTGCTGTGTCCAGTGTCGGGAGTAAGTGCTATGACCTTCACTACTTATCCTACTAGCCATGATGGATCGGAGCCTATTGGAGAAACTTCTGGTGGAATTTATGCCTTTGGTGAGCAGCTTGAAGTTGGTAGATTTCCTACGAAGTTACAGTTCAAAACTGATGGAGTACTTCCAACTGCTTGGGACTTCTCTGGATCTGTATTAAATAGAGATCATTGTCCTGGAACGGAAATAGATAATGGAACCGTTAGGGTAATTCCACCCTATGGAACTAGCTCTTATGTTCCCACCAACTATCTTTCAAGTCCACCCAATCCCGATAGCACTAGAGTAGAGGAGGGAGATACGGCTCCTCTGGATAGTTCCTCTGTAGTTAGTGGGTTTAATATGGGACAAAACTTAAATGTTATTCCGTATAGAGAACAAAAAGATCAAATTCCAGGGATAACCTTCTATACGGGAGAAAATTACATAGACAATGGACAGGAACTTCAAGTCCTCAACGATGTGGGTGCTAATGAGCCTAGTGGAGCGATGTCCTTGGGTCCTCAAGCTTACTGGCTTGGCTGTTACCCCGAAGGCTCAAGCACAGGAGGATCTACCTTTACTCTTGTGAGTTCGTTAGATAACTCTGCTGCTTATCTAGGTTTAGATGACGCAAGTTCGAGTCCTTATTATGTTCATGGAACTTACAACAGTATCGTAAACGAAGCAAGCTCGATGGATGTGTCTGGGTTTGTTGGGAAGGTTTATGATCCGCAAAATACAGTGGCTCCAGTGGCTAACCCCAACCTCTTAGCTTATACTCCTGACCCAGGTAGTTCGCCTGGAGTATCTTTCCCTAGTGATTTAGATGGAACTTACTGGGGAGCCGATCAAAGAAAAGTAGCTAGTTATTCCTCGGTAGAGTTTGCTAATCCTTTTGGTGGCCCCTCTTCAATTCTTTGTAGTGGTTTATCTTCCTGGCCTGATAATAATGCGGCTGGAGAGGGGTCAGGGTATGGCTTATGCATGGCCTCTACAGGCAGCACTAGAGTACCTGACTTCCCCGACTGTTCTTGTCTTACTTATGTTGGCACTATCTTTGTGAAACAACCTACTACTGGGTATGAAACCTCATCGTGTATGCTAAATCTGAAAGATGCTACTGATCCTAACGAAGCGTATATAGTATCATGGAAATTTGATGACGATGGTAATGCTTCTCTACTAAATGGTGACACTGGTGTTACTACATCCGAAGAAGATTATGGAAATGGTTGGTGGCGTTTACAGGTTAGACTGAAAGGCTCTGATGTCACCGAGGACACCAAAGCAGGGGATAAGATGAAATTCTACTTTTATGGAGGAGATAATATCAATCATGGAGGAGGTGTTTATACGCCTTCTGCAAATTGGGCAGGAAAAACACTATATGCTTATGGACCTCAAATGGAAGTTTATCCAGACGCTTATGATATGTCTGCTACCCCATACCAAGCAGTCGCAGGAGTTAGCCCTACGGTTGCGGAGAATCAAGGCCAAGGAGGTCTCAATATTTCAGGAGGAGTAGATACAACTAACTCAGGAACGGTAGAGTATTCAATCACAGTTGGATCAGGAGATGTTGGATATTCTAACCTTTACGGAGGTATATATAATATGGGTCTTTGGACTATTGATACAGAAGCTTCTCGTCGCGCAGGAAATATGGCTCCTTATTCCTTTGGACCCCTAGATAATCCTAGGAAAT